ACGGGATTCGGATGGTTTCCGAATTCCATTTAAAAGGTATTCAAATACCGGCGAAGCCGGTCGAAAAAATAGAATTTTGAGGTATATGAAAAAGATTATCGCATTTTTAAAAATGAGTAACCGTTACAAGCATCTTATCGGTGGTTTGATGGTAGGTCTATTGGGATTTACTCCTTGGACGGCCTTTTATGCTGCGGCCATTGCAGCTTCCTGTCTGGAACTGAAAGATACTCTTCGGGGAAGTCCTTGGGACTGGATTGATTGGGGGCTCACCGTCGCGGGTGGCAGTATATCCGTTTTATTTTGGATGATAGTGTAATTCGTTTATCTGTTTTGCCTGTTAAATCAGTAACTTTGCAAGCGGTAGAGTTCCCCAATAGTCCGTGTGGTCTATCGCGGGTACAACAATGCGAATGCGAATGGCGGTGTGTCGAATGCGAATGCGAATAACGATGCTTCGAATACGAATGCGAATGTCGGCTCGCGTCTGGAAATCTAACAAATCGGCGTACAGCAGCGGGGACGTGTCCCCGAAGCGGTGCCGAGGGGAGCAAGCCACAGCAACAGCACCAGAAAAGGTGGAAAGCTGAAAAATCACGCGTCGGGTGGAGTTTGGTAGGCTGTTATCAGTTCGAAGAAGTCAGACCCGGGGAAAGGAAGGCCCTCATCTTCCATGTTTATTAACCAATAGCTTATGCGCAGGGAAGGATATATTATCGAGGAAATCATCGAATACTCCAATATGTCGGAGGCATTCGATTCGGTACTTCGCGGAACCGATCGTAAGAGGTCAAGGCAGGGACGGTTCCTGCTTGCCCATAGGGAGAAGATTATCGCCGAACTGACGGCTTCCATTGCGGACGGCTCATTCCGGCTGGGCGGCTACCATGAGAGGGAAATTGAAGAATACGGTAAAAAACGTATTTTGCAGATCCTGTCCATGAAAGACCGCATCGCTGTGTTTGCCATCATGAATGTGGTGGACCGCCACCTGCAAAAACGTTATATCCGGACAACCGGTGCAAGCATCAAAAGGCGCGGTACTCATGATCTGATGAACTGCATACGTACCGATTTGCAAAAAGACCCGGAAGGCACACTTTACGCATACAAGTTTGACATCCGTAGGTTTTACGACAATGCGCGGCAGGACTTTGTTATGTGGTGCTTCCGGAGGGTGTTCAAGGACGAAAGGCTGTTGGTGCTACTGGAGCGGTTTGTTAAGCTGCTGCCGGAAGGTATAAGCTTCGGACTGCGCAGTTCACAAGGGGCAGGAAATCTGCTTCTGTCTGTATTTTTAGACCACTATCTGAAGGATAAGTACGGGGTTCGTTATTACTATCGCTATTGCGATGACGGACTGGTACTCGGTAAAACGAAAGCGGAATTGTGGAAGATTCGTGATGTTATTCACAGGCAAATGGGAAAAATAGACTTGGAAATAAAGCCGAATGAACGGGTATTCCCTGTAGAAGAAGGCATTGATTTCCTTGGCTATGTTATCCGTCCCGACTATGTAAGATTGCGGAAACGTATCAAGCAGAAGTTTGCCCGGAAGATGCACGAGGTAAAATCGAGAAAAAGACGGCGAGAACTGATTGCCAGTTTCTACGGCATGACGAAGCACGCCGACTGTAATAAGTTGTTTAAAAAATTAACAGGCAAAGAAATGAGAAGTTTTAAAGACTTGAATGTCGCTTACAAGCCGGAGGACGGCAAGAAGCGATTTCCCGGCGTGGTGGTAAGCATCCGGGAACTGGTAAACTTACCGATTGTAGTGAAGGACTTTGAGACCGGTATCAAGACCGAGCAGGGAGAAGACCGCTGTATTGTGGCCATCGAAGTGAACGGCGAAGCAAAGAAGTTCTTCACCAACAGCGAGGAAATGAAGAATATTCTCGCACAAGTAAAGGAAATGCCGGATGGTTTCCCGTTTGAAACGACCATCAAGACAGAGACATTCGGCAAAGGTAGAACCAAATACGTGTTTACATGAGAAGAGTTGAAGGAAGTTCCGGTGTATCGCTGATGGAATGCACGAACCCGGTTAAAGACAAATGGCGCATCCGCTGGGATGTGCAGGAAAAAGAGAACGGCTCTGCCTCCTACATGGAAGAGGAGTTCGGACACAAGCCTACTGATGAGGAAATCCGCACATTGGTTATGTCATGGTATAACAGCCAGACTGATGCAGCTATCCTATCCGGATTCGCCTATAATGGCGCCCCTGTATGGCTTTCTACGGAGAACCAATACAACTATAAGGCAGCATACGATTTGGCCGTTCAGACGGGCGGAGAGACCCTTCCGGTTACATTCAAATTCGGTTCGGATGAACAGCCCGAATACCATACCTTTGAAAAGTTGGATAATCTGAAGGACTTCTACATTCAAGCGGTCAGACACATCCAAAACACACTGGCTGAAGGATGGAAAAGGAAAGATGTATTCAACTTGGATTTATATCGGATTGAATGATTGACAATCCCTTCGGGGGAAGGATAAAAAAAAGCCCCCGGCCTGTTAAATAGTCGTCTCACTTACCATTTAAACATAAAGCACCTCTTACCGGCACGACCGGGGGCAGATACCCTCGTTCGCCAGTAAGAGGCTTTTTTATGTAAGCGCTATTCTGCGCAATGATAAGTGATACAATGCAAATGTACGAAATTTAACTGGATATGAAAGTAATTGAGATACTAAAATTGAACAGAGAGCTTTTAAAAACGTGCCATTACATGGGCATACGACCCGATGACGTGCAATATATAGAACTATATAATGAATATAACAAGTTGCAGACCAATGGTGAAAAAGTGTCTTATATCGTAGCTACGCTTTCCCTACGATATGGCATCAGTGAGCGAAAGGTGTATGACCTGATCAAGCGTTTTAAAACCGACTGCAATTTGTGTGCAGTGTAATCAGGACTTCCTCCCACTAAAGGCAAACTCCCCTACCCTACCTTTGTATCGCAATAAATAACATTCATATCATGGACAAGTATTATCAAATCTTAGGCAAGGTGCTTTCGTCCGGAAAGATGCAAAGCAATAAAAAAGGGAATATCCGCTACCTACTGAATGAACAGCTGACGCTGCTCCCTGCCGACCTTCTTGATATATTCGAGGGGCATACCATAGCGCGGAAGAAGTTAAAAAACGAGTTACAACTGTTTATGAGGGGCGAACGAAACGTGGAAAAATACAGGGAGGCCGGAATCAACTGGTGGGACTACTGCGGCTCTATCCTTGTGAACAGCTACCCAACCTATTTTGAAAAACTGCCGCCACTCATCGAACGCATAAACAGGGAAAAAAGGAACAGCAAAAACTATATATTGTTTCTCGGATCTACAGGAACAGAAAGCAACCAGGCTCCATGCCTTAGTCTTGTTCAGTTCCAGATAGAGCAAGGAGAACTGGTCATGACCGCCTATCAGCGAAGCAGCGATGCGAATTTAGGACTGCCGGCAGATATTTATCATTTGTATCTAATATCAAGACAGATTGAGTTGCCACTAAAATCCATCACCCTGAATCTGGGGAATGTGCATATTTACGAAAACAACATCGACAAAACAGAACAGCTGCTTGCCGGCAATGAAAATGTAAAATTTGAATTGAACGTATGAGAAAGATGTATCTGTCAGCCCCTCTCCCATTTGTCGGGCAAAAGCGTATGTTAGCCAAGGAATTCATGAAAGTGCTGGAGCAATATCCGGATGGAACATTGTTTGTTGACCTGTTCGGTGGCTCCGGATTGTTGTCTCACATTACCAAATCCCTCAAGCCCCACTCTACTGTTATCTATAATGACTTTGATAACTACCGCTTCCGCATGAAGCACATTCCGCAAACGAATCAGCTGCTTGCTGACATTCGCGAAATGGTAGGGAATTCCGTACCACGTCATAAAATCATTAAAGGAGAACTGCGTGAACGAATATTCAGCCGCATCGAGCAGGAAGAGAATAGCACCGGATATGTGGATTTCATTACCCTCTCCTCCTCTATCTTGTTTTCCATGAAATACAAACTGTCTGTTCAGGATATGCGGAAGGAAGCTTTATACAACAATATACGCAAGACCGGCTACCCGGAATGTACGGACTATCTCGAAGGGCTGGAAATCGTATCTTGCGATTACAAGGAAGTATTCAACCGGTATAAAGATATTCCTGGAGTAGTATTTCTTGTTGATCCGCCCTATCTGTCCACTGACGTAGGGACCTATAACATGTACTGGAATATGGCAGACTATCTGGATGTGCTGAATGTACTGAAGGGGCATTCATACGTATATTTCACATCCAACAAATCTTCAATTCTGGAGCTGTGCGAATGGATAGGTAAAAATAGGGATTTAGGTAATCCTTTTGAAAACTGCACAAAGGTGGAATTCAATGCTCACATGAATTACAACTCTTCTTACACAGATATGATGCTTTACAAGAAAGAGGCTGCCTGATTGCGTTTACTTTGCCTGTATTGAACAAAAAAGCCGCAGACGGTAATTTGTACGTCCGCGGCTTTTTCTGTCTAATAAAGACGGCTATTGCAGCCGCTTGATGGCCACACACTGATATACCTCGATACTTTCCACAATATCCTCATGGTTGTGATTGGTATCACTCTCCACCAGATCCAGCTCCAAAAAGGTCTCCCCGCTCAATCCGGCAAGCTGTGCATGAAGCAGTCCGGACAGGTCAAACACCTTCAGCGCATCCTCCTGCAGCTCGCTGCCCTCAGCACTCGAACCTTCCCAGTCCGTCACGATGTGCAGTTTAATCAAAGGTTCTGCCCGGTATTCCACACCGGGAACAATCGCATTCCACTGTATAGGGCAGAATTCCACAAAGACAGCCGGACGCTCCCAGTTTTCTTCCTGTTCGATGAATTCCACATTATGGTTCCACAAGTCTATGTGCTTGATAAGGTCAATGGCCTTCAGCTCCCGGCAAAGCATCCGGTAAAGTTCTTTTCTCATTTTCTTATGATATTATATTCAATGGTAAAATACTCTGTTAGGTTCTCTTCTACAATCTCACGGACGGCTTTTTCCACTTCAGGCGATGTGCCGAGGAAACGGCGTCGGGGAATCCTGATGGTGCTTCCTGCTTTCTTTAAAGCCATGAACATCCAAAAATCGGCTTCTGTATCAAGCCGGACATTTCGTTTGTCTTTTCGAAGTTTGCCGTCTTTTCTTCTACCGAACGCTCCGGTTGCCTCATAATACTTATGCCAGAAGAAACGCTTCATCCGCTTGGTCACCACTATTTCACCGCCATCATTATGAATGGCCGCATAGGGCAGAGAGGTAAAGAAGGTAATGCTGTTTTCCGTTGTCCGACTTCCGATACTTTTCCGAAGCGCCCCGGTATCTGTTAGTATGGCTCTACCTTCATTCCGGATGGGGCTTTTCCGTCGCTGCCATTTCTCACTGAAAAAAGCCTGCCGTTCAAAGTTCTTGTCAAACTCATCACTCATTTCCACCTGAATGTCTTTCAGTATCCGGGCCACTACTTTTTTTACGTTTTCATTCATTCCCAGTCAAAGTTAAATTTCAATTGTACCGTATCGTCCGGCAAATCATTTTTAGGGTCTGCGGACGCTTTAAGCATATTGTAGAATGTACGCTCACTAATAGCATACACAGGATATATGTACCGCCGCCATATTTCACGGTTCGGTACACCGTGACTGGCATAATGGTCATATATCCTGTTTACTTCTACTACACGCTTCTGATAACTGACTCCGTGCCGCTTTCCCATATAGGTTTAATCGTTCATAGACGGTTCTACTTTAGGTTTATAGGGACGGATGTCAAGCGTCATTTTTGCGCTTACCGTTACCCGGCCACTTCCTTCACACTGTCTGCAGACTTCCTCAACGGTTTCGCTTCGCTTCTTTCCAAAGATCCGAGAGGGATATTCTACAACTTTCTTTACTTTACCTGTACCGTAGCAAGCACGGCACAGGGCTACTTTCGGAGATTTCTCCACTTCTTGTATCATAGTTCTATTATTTATGATTCTGTCATTCCCAGAGGGATAGGTTTCCACATTCCGTTTTCGTTTTTGATTTCAGCACGGATAAACTGTTTGCTCACTTCCGGCTGGTAGGCTTCCTCAATGATACGCACACCTTCAATGAAACGGTCATCTCCGGTTTCCATGGCCACTTTGCGAAGCTGCACGATGCGTGAAGCCTTCAGCGTTCCCTTGGCATCACGGGCCAACAGACGAAGCACCATGCTCACCAGTGCCTTGGTCTTTTCATCTTTGGCCAGACCTTCGATGTATTCCTTCACAATGGCTATACCGTCTTCCACCGTGTCACGGTAACCGTCGGTCACATACACACCCAGCGTGATTCGTTTGTCGCCTTCACTGTTAGTAAAGGTATGGCTGCGCTGGTCATCCTTCACCTTGGTCTTGAAAAGGTCTGCCTTCATTTCCAGAATGGTTTTGAAGTTGTCCATCACAGTCTGCTTGCTTGCCTTGATCTGCTCACTGATGCCCAGCAGTACCGGAATGGAGTTTGCTATCTCCTCATCCACCATCTGTTTGTACATTTCGCGGTCATTCTTGGCTTTTTCCTCTGCCGCTTTCTTTGCTTTTTCTCTCTGGAAGGCTTCAAATTCCGCCTTTTCCTCTGCCGTCATTACCACGGTCGTTTGTTTCATTTCTTCCATGATTCTTGTTTTTTGGGGTTATTGGTTTTCATAATCCTGCATTTCAGGTTCGTCTTCCATCAGCATAGCCTCTCCGTTGGCGTATGCCCAGTCAGCCAATTCACTATAAAACTCGGCTGCATCTTGCTTCTCCATATCAGAGGCAAGCAGGTTGATTTCCTTTTTCAGATTCTCTAAAATCTTTGTGTTTCTATTTTCCATATCCTATCAGTTTGCCGGAGCATCAGGGTCAATCTGAATGAGTGATACCATGCTCACGGGGTTAATCGTTTGCTTTTCTTTCCTGGGCTTCAAGCCGCCTTTCCGTTGTATGGACCGAAGCTTTACCGCCAGTTCATCCAGTTCGTCCACCGTAATCTGTCTGAACGCTTTGCCGACTATTCGGGGATTACTGCAGAAGTCATTGATTCGTGCCCAGTCGGATGTATCTATGCCCAGCTTCTGCATCAGGTTCAGACAGAGACTCCGTTTCCGCCGCAGCTCCTCACGCAGCTTCTGTCGCCATTCGTCTTGTCCGCTCAGCTTCTCCAGAGCCGTACAGCAGGCTTCATACTCCTTGGCTGTCATTTCCTTCAGACTGTCCGTCCGGTTCCACGTGTACTGCAGCACAATGCTTTTCTTGAATTCTTCCCGGTCTCCTGTACAGGGAAGCTTGTTGAACAATGTGTAGAACCGGGCGAAATTGGTTACTTCCTGTGCCATGTCATTTACCATTAAGAATCATTTCACATTCCGTTGATTTGGTACTGACACGATAAATTATCTTATCCGGCTTCACTGATTTACCTTTGTATTCAGCCTCAATTTGCTTAGCAAATATCTTTTTGAACTCATCACCCATTTTAGAAAGTATTTCTTTATTGTACTCCCCGCAAAAACCTATGCGTGAGGATTGGATTTCACGAATTGTTCCTCTATATACCGTAGCGGTCAACTTCATCACCACAACACCGGTTTCCATTTTTATTTTTCCCATATCGACTAATTTTATTCAAACAACACTTTAATGCCACACGAACTGGCCACGTCAAGTTCCAGTTTGGCTCCCTTGCTCAGTTCCCAGTCCTTCAGCATATAGATATAGTCACAAGCCAGCAACAGGGCAATGTCGGCCCGCATGTGGGCTCTCCAATGAGCTTCATCCGGCAATCCGTTCCTGAAAGGGT